ACCCGGAGTCCCTTCTATAACCCTAAGGAGAAGAAGATGGATCAGTTTGTAGCTAATGCTTTGGCGGCCCGTAAGAAATTACGTGGCATCCTAATCAACCTCCAGAAAATCGAAGAGAACCCCCAGCTTTGGCTGGTTGTTGTCACCGAGATTCACGAGTCACTGCCCCCTCTGCCTACGGACTGGCTGCAAAACAGCCAAGATACCGAAGTGAAGAGCGAGAACAGAGAGCCGTGCAATCAGGATGAACAGACATCCGCTTTTAGTGGTGTGTCTACTTCATTTACGGAGGACGAAGAGGCCGGTTATTCCGACCTGCAAAAGCTACTTGATCCTACCCTCTGAACCTTTCAGGAAGTAGAATATTGCGGGTGGATATGTACTAGACCATAGGTATTCGTCATACCTATTTCAACTGTCGTTTCCTATAAAGGATGAAGACTATGAGCGTTAGCTCGTTGAAACAGGGTATCATGAATCGTCTATGGGTCATAGACATTCCATTAAGTTCTAGATTAGCTTTCGCTGACCTAGTTCTAAAATGGAGGACGTGTTCCGGTGAAGAGTGGACGATCAAGAGGTTAAAATCTCTTAAGGTCGACCTCTTCAGGATGAGAGCCGGTTTACCACCTCTTACGTGGGTTCGTAAGAACCGAGATGGTAATTGGTCCGGGGTACTTGGACAATTGTTCAGGTACGCCAGACGATCAGAGAAGAATTATCGAAAGGTAATTCAGACTTTGATGATCTACACTGTATTCAAGTTTGAATCAGTGACTGACTCCCAGGTGAAGAAATTCACCTCGGCACTTAGTGCCGATCCCCCTGTCATTGACAGGGCGTTACTTGCACAGCTGACAAGCTGTATAGGTAACAGAACACGGGTTCTTTCGGTTGACCGGTGTAAGGATGTTTCCATCCTCACATTTCGCGGTTCACCCTCGAAGCGGAAGCCAACACGTGGCTTACGTTCCGTCCCTCAAGATAGCAATATCTTGGAGGATCTCTTTCTCTTTGAGAAAGATTGGGGTCAACAGTTACTCGCCAATTTTCCTGACCTTTATGGTAAGGTGATTGACGGTGTAAGACAACGCCCTGTGACTTACCCTTGCGGGTTTGTTCCGAGCGTTGATCCGATTCAGGTCTTAGGAGGTAAGATCGCATTTTTGCAAGAACCAGGTGGTAAGCTACGCAGTGTAGCTTCCCCCTTTCTTGTACACCAGCGTGCTTTACAGCACTTTGGTGATGCAGTCTACTCGCTTGCGCGAGAACTCCCATGGGATTGTACCCATGACCAAAAGAAGCCTATTCCGATCCTACAAGACCGGCTTAGGAATGACTCAACAGTTCATTCTGTTGACTTATCTGCTGCAACTGATTACTTTCCTTTGGAAGTGCAGTTACACGTGATGAGGTCATTCTTTGGTAACCTACCTGACATAGATCTTTTTGAGATCTTGTCTAAGTCCACCTGGATTTCTCCAGTTGGGCCAGTGAGATGGAGAAGGGGGCAACCTCTAGGATTGTATCCTAGTTTTGCTGTCTTCACCGTGACTCACGGTATGTTACTCTACAGCTTGAATGGCGGTAAGTGGAACGACAAGTTCTACGTACTTGGGGATGACGTTGTCATCCTCGACGATGATTTGTACCATCGTTACATTCAAACTCTAGAAGCCTGGGGTTGTCCACACTCACCTGACAAGAGCATCAGCTCGAATCAGATATGTGAGTTCGCTGGTAAAGTTGTTACCAGTGAGTCTGTTACGTCACAATACAAGTGGCGTGAAATGTCTAATGAGAATTTCATTGACATCTGCAAACAGATGGGACAGCGGTCTCGTATTCTTCTCACTCCAAGGCAACGCAAAGTGTTTGACAAGATCAAACACCTAGCGGAACCATGGGGCCTCAATTTCTCTTACCAAGGTTCTAACCTTGTTAAGATGACTGAGAACGCCCGAGATCTTTTCGATCTCGAGCCTGAGAAGCGCGAGGACTCCTTGGTGGACCTAGGGACAGTTATCAACCGGAATGTCTATTCCGGACCGACGACTAGTCCCAACCTACTGTCTGAAACCACCGTAGAATTACGGGAGGTTTTCAGGAAGCAGGCGACATTCGACGAGAATGTCGTTAGGGTCCTCAGAAAAATTCTGCCTTTCTTTGGTATCGCTAGAGATAGCGAGATCAAGGAGAGATCACAGGATTTCTCTTTGGTGGCCAGGTTCCTTGGAAACAAGGAACTTGAGCCAGCGGTCCGAGATTTCACTCGGATTACCGCATTGGAT